GGACATGGGAAAGTCAGATATTAATATTACCGAGACTCAACAATTCGTTATGGGCTTCATATCTCCTATTATTGACGAAATAGTAGACAGAGTATCAGAAAGAGTATTAGCCGCATCAAAGAAAGAACCAAAGTTCTACACCCGAAAAGAAGCTGCTGAAATCCTTCATGTCACCCTGCCAACATTGGCGAGAATAACAAAAGACGGACTTCTTATCTCCAAACGTGTAGGTAGTAGAATCCTGTATGAAGCAGATGCTATCGACGAGGCAGTAAAAAAACAGGTCATATTCAAATATCGGAGGGCATGACTATGATAGAAAAGAAAAAGGCAGCCTCCACGACCGCCAATCTCCTCAACAACAGGAGCAAAGATAGCAAATCATCTCGAATAATTCAACAGGTACGATCTATTTTCTTATCTGGCCGGAAAGTAACGGCAAAAGAAATCAACGCTGAAACAAATTCGAATGATGCCAGACGTGTAATCTCCACCCTTAGAAAAGAAGGATGGAACATTAAAGACGTTCGTTTGGACGATAAAAGAAAACTATACTGGTTAGAGCCGGACAAACGGCAAATGTCTATTGACTGGGAAGGAGGTACAAAATGAATGATGAAGATTCCAAGCTATACCAGAAAGTAATGGATTCCCTTTCATACAAAGACTTTCAAAAAGTAAATAATGCAGTAACGAAGTATGTTTTTTCTGAAAAAGAGCCTCGTATAAGAGGATGCCGGAAAGATGCTTTTGAGAAACTTCGCCCAATGTTAAACAGATGGAGAGATGAGTTTCAGACGTTAAAAAAAAGAAAGGAGAATTACCCCAATGGATAAAAATAGTATTTTATTATACCTCTCTGACTACGAACCTGTTAAAGATTTTTCTTTGGAAGAAAAAGGTATGTTGTTTGATGCTATTTTTGAATATGCGTCAACCGGGAGCACTAACAATCTACCACCTGTTGTACTATTGGCTTTTAAGTTCTTCCGAATGCATATCGATGAAAACAATAAAAAGTGGAACGAAATCAAAACCAAGCGCATAGAAGCCGGAAGTAAAGGAGGTAAGCAAAAGGCAGCAAGTGCTAAGCAAAACCTAGCAAACTTAGCAAATGCTAAAGATGCTAAGCAAAGCCAAGCAAATCTAGCTGTTAATGTAAATGATAATGTTAATGTAAATGATACTCTCTCTCTTACTCTCTCTCATTTGGTAGAGAGTGCGAACGAGAGTGTGAGTGAGAGAGAAGAAGCTAATAAAGTTTTCAATCCCCAATCAATCAAAGAGCAACTACTATCTGACGAAACATGGAAAGAATCTGTTTGTATGCAGTCTACTTTAGGCGTGTCTTTTATTTCTATGCTTCCCGACCAATTAGATAAGTTCATTGCTTATATCGTTTCAATCGGAGAGGAACGGAGCATATCAAACATATCAGACGCAAAGAGAAGGTTTACTTATTGGTGGCAGAATCACGGAAGAAAGGAGGTACAGGATGAAAACAAACAAGTATACACCGTCCCCAATTAAGGGAATGCCGAACGCACCTGAAGCAGAACAAGCCGTTATCGGTTCACTTCTTAGCTTTGGCGGTGACAAAGTATTCGATGCCATATCTCCCGAACTGAATAAAGATATGTTTTATGATAACCGGTACGCTGTATTGTATGATGCTATCCAGTCGCTTTATGCAAACAATAAACCGTGTGACATAGTATCGGTATCAAATGAAATCCGTTCAATGGGTAAGATTGACGAAGTGCCACTCCATTTCATCGCAGAAACTTCCAATTATGGGTATGATTCATTTCATGTTGTAGAACATGCCCTGATGGTAAAGCAGAAATACCTGCAACGGAAGGCCATTGAATTATCCCATATACTCCAACAACAAGCCTATGACGATACGGAAGATATCGGAGATGTCCTTTTCAATGCGGGGAAAGCACTGGAGCGAATGCAGCAGGATTTAATCGGGCAAAGCGAATCCCAGTCATTTAAAGACATTGCACAATCCGCATTAAAAAACATAGAGAGGAAGATGGGATTGTATAGTAGTGGGAAACAGACAGGAATAACAACCGGGCTACAAGACCTTAACGATATGAATTCCGGTTGGCACGGTGGCGAGTTGATAGTATTGGCTGCACGCCCAGCCATGGGAAAAACTGCTGTATCCCTACATTTTGGAAAGTCAGCAGCTAGACAAGGTATTCCGGTAGTCATTTTCTCTTTAGAAATGGATTCTGTCAGCCTGTATGAACGTTTCATTGCTTCAGAATCCAATGTACATCCCAGCAAATTAAGGTCCGGCAATATAAGCCAAGATGAGCTACAGCAAATAGATAAGGCAGTAGGGGGAACTTTATACAGCTTACCGATAACAATAAACGATAACGCAGCTATAGGAATGAGTTACATCCGTGCAACGTGCCGTTTATACCATCGACAAAACAAATGTGGAATGGTGATAATAGACTATTTACAGTTGGTAACCGAAAGCTCAAATGGAACAAGAAACAGAGAACAGGAAATAGCCCGGATGTCCCGGGAAGCAAAGATTATCGCTAAAGAATTGAATGTACCTGTTATCCTTCTGTCTCAACTCAACCGGGAAGTAGACAAGAGACCAGACAAGAAACCGATTCTTGCCGATCTTCGGGAATCGGGAGCCATTGAACAGGATGCGGACATGGTTATATTCGTTCATCGTCCGGAATATTACGGAATCATTGTCAAAGATTCATCCGGGCATGAGATTTACAACTATGGTGAATTGCTTATAGCCAAACATCGAAACGGTTCTGTCGGAACTGTCAAATTCAAGCATAACGGTTCCCTTACAAAGATATTCGACTACGATACGAAAGGTTATACAGAAAACAACCCTTTCTAATGAACATTGATTTTATTGTCTAAGTATTTAGTAGATTGAGAAAGATGAAAACAATAATAGATCATAATCCGCACATTGCACTATCAGACCTAAAAGAGCTGTTCAGGCTTTCTGAAGGATCGGCAAGTTTTACCGCCAACGGGGTGCAATACACTATCGTTTTCTCGCTAGAGGAACAGATATGCGCCTTTATATGGGTGTATAACGGGAAGAGAAAGCAGGAAAAGATAGAGTTAAGAAAAGAGCCCAGTAATTTAGGACAGGGCTATGTGTGGTATTTTGTTTGTCCATGCACAAGGCGCAAATGTCGAAAACTATTTTTAGACGGGAATATTATAGCAAGCCGGTACGCATTTAATCATGTCTATAGCGTCCAAATGGAAAATAAGCAAAATATATTCTTCCGCAAGTTAGGCAAGTTGGATGATCCACGCAAAAAGTACGGGAAACCACTATACCGAGGGAAAATAACACTCTACGGTAAAAAAATACAGAAGTACAGGAAAAGACAACAAATCATCAATGAAAACATAGGGAAATATATTCCTTCATTCATGTTCAATAAAACAAAGAAAAATCTATGAAACTAAGAGAATATCAAAATAACATAGCTATCCAGGCAGGCAACAAGCTAATGGCTTTCGGATGCTGCTACCTGTCAATGGAATGTCGGACGGGGAAAACGCTCACGGCTTTATATGCCGCTGATAAATTCAATGCAAAAAGTGTTTTATTCATCACCAAACTAAAAGCCATCCCCAGCGTAAAAAGCGACTATATCGCACTACAGCCGTCTTTTAAACTGGAAGTTGTCAATTTTGAAAGCAGCCACAAGGTAACAGGAAAGTACGACCTTGTGATAATTGATGAAGCTCATTCACTTGGAGCATATCCCAAGCCAAGCAAGCGTACACAGGAGATAAGAACCATTTGCGAAGGTTTGCCCGTGCTTTATTTGTCCGGTACACCTTCACCCGAAAGCTATTCACAACTGTATCACCAATTCTGGGTATGCAGCAAATCACCGTGGAAAAACTATAAAAGTTTCTATAAATGGGCGAAAGAGTACGTATACACACGGCAGAAGAAAGTAAACGGGTATCTCATAAACGACTACTCATGTGCAAACAAACCAAAGATAGACAATGATACTAGAAACCTGTTTATCTCTTACTCCCAAGAACAGGCGGGATTTGAGGTGAATATCAACGAGCACATATTGCAGGTACAGATGGAAAACAGGACCGGAGAATATATCAGAAGATTACAAAACGATTTGGTTGTAGACATCAACGGCTATACTGTTCTAGGAGATTCACCGGCAAAGCTTTTGACTAAATTACATCAACTATCTTCCGGGAGTGTAATTTCCGAGAATGGCGAGCATTTGATATTTGACAGCAGTAAGGCGGATTTTGTGAAGGGCTATTTTAAAGACCGGAAAATTGCATTGTTTTACGTGTACCAATCCGAAGCGGAGTTATTACAGTCTGTCTTCCCGAACTGGACGGATAGCCCGGAAGAGTTTCAAGCCCCATCAAATAAAGTCTTCATATCGCAAGTTCGCCGGGCACGTGAAGGTGTGAGACTTGATACAGCGGATGCTTTGATTTTCTTTAATCTCGAATTTAGTTATCTATCATACGAGCAAGGCAAGAACCGCCTAGTTTCAAAAGAGCGCACCAGCCCAGCAGATGTTTACTTTCTTTGCTCTGACTGCGGGATTGAAAGCAAGATACTGGAAGCGGTACACGGAAAAGAATCATTCACCGCCTCTTATTACTTCAAACGTCAAAAACAAAAGTAGATGACATGGCAGAACTGGAAAGCAAGATACAAAGCCGGATCATCAAACGGTTAGAGGCAGAAGGTTATTATGTGGTTAAATTGATTCTCACGAATAAACCGGGTATTCCTGATCTGCTATGCCTAAAGAACGGGAAAGCGTCGTTTATCGAAGTGAAAAGGCCGGAAGAAAAGCCCAGACCTCTACAAGAATACCGGATGAATGAATTAAGAAACCTAGGTTTTGAATGTGAAGTAAGAAAAGAATGAACTACCGAAATTTGACAGATAAAATATATTCAGCCAAAATGAGACGAGCGAAAATCATTTTCACCTGTGAGATAAGCAAGAGTACCAAAAAGAATAGATTATCATTTTCGCTCACCTTAAAATGAGCGAGAGCAACATTTAAAAGTTATGGAAGCAATTAAAGAATTAAAGAAAGAGTTTATTAAGAACAAAGAGCGATTTATCCAAATCGGATATAATCCCCAAACTGAAGTTTACTTATACAAACGTATATTCCCAGGAGGAGCAATCGTTTATGAAGTGTTTAAACGCAAGATAAATAAACGGTTTAACTATGTTAGCTATCCCGGTAACAATGCCTTTGGTTATTGGGCTTTGACATTCCCCAAATATGAGCAAGCGAGATATTATTTAGATAATGGGTTTATAAAACCTTCGTAGGCTAATTTTAAAAAGAACCATTCAAGTAAACGTCCATCAAGCGAGGAAAAGTATTACCGGATAGGTGTTTGTCTAATCGTTGCAAAAAAATTAGAGAACAAATATTTTAATAACCAATTTAATTTTTAACGTTATGAGAAAAAAAGTTTATTCGATCGAGAACCAAGACGGTTTAAATTTCAGTGTACAAAAGACATCACCGTGCGCCATTACGCACAAGGGAAAGGAAAGGTTACCCGAACAGATTACTTTTCTTTTTGGAGAAATTGATCCTGAATCAGATTTGACAGAAGATAACAATTTGGTATGTAGTATCAGTAAGGAAGAAGCCGTTAATTTGGCAATCCGCTTACTAAAACTTAGCACGAGGGGAGTAGCGGAAAACGGGATGTCATTACATAACTTTTCAGGATACGATTTTTCCGTTCATCATGCCAAAGAAGATGGCGTACATATCGATGAACTAATTTTCGAGATCGGTAATCTGGAGGCGGACGATATTGCGGAGGATGGAACCATCTCCGTATGTCTGACTAACGAATCAGCAAAAGAGTTAATTAAAGTGTTGGCAAAGATTGTATAACCCAATACCGGGTAGGTCTGCTTCGGACGATCTACCCGGCATAAATAAAAATATGATTATGATAAGAGACGAATTATACATCAATAATACAAAGGTTGATCTAGGTAAAACGGATATTACTTTGAGTTATAAAAGTAATTTGCTAACCGATATTAGTAAGATCGTAAGTAATAGCAGCTATACTATCAAGCTACCGAAAACAGCGAGAAATCTTGCTTTGATTGAGTGTTCTCACATGCCGAGCTCAACGAGCCGTTATCCTTATCTAAAACATAAAGGTACATTATTGCGAAATGGTATTGAGATAATCAAAGATGCAATTGTAGTATTACTTGAAACCGGAGAATTTATAGAGATAGCTTTAACTTGGGGTAATGTCACTAACTTCGCTGGTGTGGTAAACGATGGTAAGAAGCTAACGGATTTGGAATATGGAACAGAAGAGGGAGTAGATTGGGTAGTGTGGAATAATAAAGGAAGCAATTCTGTACAGTTTCCTCTTATTGATTACGGATTCAATTCCGGTGATCCGAACGTGTGGTATCATCCTGTAGTTACTGTGAAATGGATTTTAGACAAGATTCAGGAGCAAAGCGGAGTGACGTTTAATTTTCCTTCTGAAAAACTTACTGTTATAAACAGAATGATTATTCCTCTTTTGACAAGGAATGATTCACAAAAATTGTATGACAAATATAGAATCAATTTTACAGGAGATGGAGTATCCAGGGAACAATTAACAGGAGGAAGTACCCAATTATCCGGAAATATAGGTCTTAATATCAAATTCAATGGAGATAGTACTCAACTTAAGTACGGAAATATAAGGGAATTTACATATCAATCTTCTGTATCACCTTTTAGAACATTAACAACTAGAGGTTTTTCATCTTCCCATGATTCAGTAAATACTAAAGTAAAGGGGATTGTTCTTACAACATTTACAATGGCGTACAATCCAAGTAATATCGATAAAGTATATTTGGAAATACGGGTTAATGAATCTCTCGTGCATTCTATAAAGCCGACATCATTTCAGGAAATTGGCAATAAGCAATATAATGCAGGATTTAACATTGATGCAACAGTATCACTAAAACAAGAAGATACATTATTCTTTGTGTTAAACACGAATGATACAACTACTACGGCATCTCAATATACCGATTTGAATCTTACATTATCAGCTAGAGGTGAAGTTCTTTTTGGAGAGAAACTTCCCTTAGTTCCCAATCTTCCTGATGTTAAACAAATAGACTTTATCAAGGCCATTGCCTCAATGGTTGGTCTGTTTGCCTTACCGGATGGCGTAAATGGAATCAAGTTTATTCCCTTCGATAATCTGTCTGCAAACAAATCTAAAGCTGTAGATTGGACTAACCGTGTTATTATGGCTTATAGGAGTGCAACTCCACGAAGCCTTAAATATACTCTTGACAATATAGCTCAAAATAACAGATTCCGGTATAAAGAAGATGATAAGGTAAAAGGGGATTACGATGGAAATATACAGGTCAATGATGCCACGATAGATTACGAACGTGATGCTATTAAACTGCCTTTCTCCGCTTGCGATACAAAGAATGGAGTAGCTTATATCCCTATGTATTCCTACAACGAAAACGGGGAGTTACAATACAATAAAACAAATCCCCGAATATTGCTTCTTGACGGTACAAAAGGAGTATTCAAAGGGCTAGAATGGACTACCTTAATTGCAAATAACTACCAGACGTACAAAGGACTAATCAATGATGCAAAGGTAGTGACCGAGTATATCCGTCTCAACAGTATCGATTTACGAGATTTAGAGATGGATGTACCGGTTTATCTAGCACAATATGGCTGTTATTTGGCTATCATAGAGATAAAGACTAATGAGAATGATATATGCGAGTGCAAACTTTTAAAATTATAATGACATGGAAGAAAATGTAGAAGAAAAGATTCGGAGCATTACCGAACAGGCCAATCAAACTAGAAAAATGCTTTTAGAAGAGTATTTGGGACATTCCATCTCTATGGAGGAGGCTATAAATATGGAAATACCGGACGAAGCTCTGGATCATCTAGGAGATTTGTAATTTAATGACTAAATATAAAAGACTATTGAAGATATGGCAAAATTTAATGAACAGATAATTCAAAAGTGTGTTGACTGGGTATGTGAGAACGGGCTTATAGATTATGGTGGTACAAAGCTTATTGATTTTTGTAATGTAATGGGAATCGGAAAGAGTACCTATTACCGATGGATGGAAAATGAAACTTTCGGAACTGCTATAAAAAAGCGAAAGAAGATTTCAAAAACGGGTTAGAACGCAATGTTGTTTCTTCCCTTGCAAGGTCTGCCATTGGGTATGAATACGAACAGGTTTCTTCCGAATACTATATGGAAGGCAAGAAAAAGAAGTTGAAAAAGGAAGTAAGAAAAAATGTCCGTGTTGAGCCTAATGTGGGAGCTGGTATATTCCTTCTTACAAACCTTGCTCCTGATAGATGGAAGAACAAACAGAACACCGAGCATTCAGGAGAAGTTTCTACAGGATTGACCGTTGTAGTCAAGAACCAGGAAGAAGCGGATTTAATCAAACAATTAAAAGAACATTAGTTATGTCTGCACCTAAAGGAAACCAATTTTGGAAGTTGAGAAATAAGCATGGGAGAAGCAAGCGTTTTGCTTCTCCTGAACAGTTGTGGGAAGCAGCCTGTGAGTATTTTGCCTATTGTGACAGGACTCCATGGAAAGTAATCAAGAATAAAACGAAAGGAGAAATAAAGGAAAAAGAAGAAAACCCTACACAACGTCCTTACTCTCTGACCGGGTTAATGGCTTATTTAGATGTTAGTAAGTCCTTTTGGAACGATTTTAAAAAAGGTAGTCATGAAGATTTTTCCGTAGTCATTACACGCATAGAGAATGTCATCAGGACACAACAATTAGAAGGTGCTATTGTTGGTGCGTTTAATCCCAATATAGTTTCCCGAATTATAGGTCTTTCTGATAAACAAAAGGTAACTCATACCATCAACAGTAAAGAGTTTAAAGGCTTTGATTTCTTACCTTATATTCCCAAAGCAGATGAAAGCATATGAGGTTTTAGCATCAAGCCGCTTTCTACTTGCTACAATGAACAGAAACGGAGTGAGCGCAGATGATATAATGTATCTTTATGTTCTATGAGTATAGAGATATGCTTGCAGAAGGACGAAAAAAAGCCGAAATTCGGGACTTTCTTTCAAACAAGCATAAGCTATCAGCCTCAACAATAAAAAGAGTCATAAAACGTCTGAACGATGAATATAAATTATAGTTTTAATGGCTAAGTATAAACAAAAGTCCCGAACCAATCAAGGAACGGGGCTTATTATTTCTCTCATTTCAGCCTTTGCCAAAGGGGAAAGTTCTTTCATATAATTACATTTAAAAGCGGCTGATTCCAGGTCAAGCACATCATAACGAACGCCGGAACGTAACTTTCCATCAGCATCTTTATATTTCTTCACTATGCCAGCTTTTACCCATTTAGTAACATTTCCTTTGCCATACCGGATATGTGCCTGATTTTGAGATATAAATTGAGATTCTTTAAAGGAGTTGATCCGTTCTTTTTTACGACCCAGATTTTCTGCAAATTCTACTAGCTTAAACAGCAATTCTTCGGATATGGCTACAATCATATATATTTAGCAATGATTTCCTCAAATTTCGTTTCCGGCATCTTTTCTATTACTGGGAGCATCACATCAAGATACATACAATTAGCAAAACGAAAGTTTCCCTTTACTATATTCAACGTACGCACCTGTCCAGCAAACCTGTACAACCCATCGAACAAATAACGGTGTATGTCACACAATCCTTTTACGGTTGCCACCTCAATACGATCTATATCTCCAGTTTCAAACAAGGCATGAGCTTTGCAAAAGCTCAATTTATCTATTTCATTTGTATTCATACCCTATTGCATTATAGACAAATATCTTTGCAAAGAGGCTATTTCGGCCTCAACAACAAGTTTTTGAAAGGCTTCCGGCTTATTCTCTGTATGAGATTCTTCCAGTGCTTTATAATAACTTATTTTATCCTCATTGCTACCTTTTAAAGTAACCAATGTATACCCATTCCGTAAAAGATAAAGATTCATCAATAAACGTGACGTTCGCCCGTTTCCATCAATAAACGGATGAATACGTACAAGTTCGTCGTGAAGATATGCGGCTATAAGTACCGAATGTACTTTTTCTTCCTCCATCTGTCGGTACTTTATCATAAAATCCTCCATTTGTTTCTGTATTAGATAAGGTTGTGGCGGCATGTGGGTACTACCGGAAATCATAACGGGAACGGTGCGATACCGCCCGGCATTTTCACGATCTATTCCATGCAAGATAAGAGCATGTATTTCTTTGATAGTGCGTTCGCTTATCTCTATATCCTTCTTCGCTATATCTTTGATATAATCAATAGCTTCGCTATGATTGATAGCTTCCAAATGTTCACGCATAGACTTGCCGGATATGGTAACGCCTTCATTTACCACTAAGGCGGTTTCCTGCAATGTAAGGGTATTACCTTCGATTCGGTTACTTTCGTAAGTGTATTCTATATCTAAGGCGTCCTGTATCTTTTGCAACGCATCTTCCGGTAATGGACGTAAAGCGGATAACTCTTCTTTGAGTGTGTCAGCTTTATCTAACAACTGTTTTAAATCTTCATTCATGACTATTCTACTTTGATATTATAAAACAATTTCTCCGCTTTCTATTCTATCCAGCAGCCAGGACAAGTCCGATACGCTATTTATATTGTAATTGGTATCTCTTATGCGGATCACTCCAATAATACCACCGGAAGAAGAAGGTCCAAACAGTTCTGTAATATCAACCTCTAAAGCTGATGCAATCTTTTCCAATGTTTCGAGAGAAGGTGTAGATTTACCATTAACAATATTACTCATATTTGGCTGAGTTATCCCTATCATTCCTGCAAGTGATACAACGGTCACTTTTTTTTCCTTTAATACATCTTTAATTCTTAGTTCCATATTATATCGTTTTAGATTATAGTACAAACATACTACATTATATCGAACAAAAGTATAAATAAAGGTTAAATATACTCTTATACATGATATTTCCGTGCTATTTATTTTGATTGTATATTTTAATACGATATATTTGCGTCATAATAATAACATAAAACGATATAAAGATATGGCACGTTACGATTTAAGCAAGATAATGAAAAAAGCTTGGGCCCTATTTACGAACGCCTGTGCAAAGTACCCGACATTTGCCGATGCACTCCGTAAATCTTGGAAAACAGCAAAATGGGAAAAGTCCATAGCAGAAAAATGCAAAGCAATCGAAGAGGAAGAAAAAGTACATGAAGAAAAGGCACGTGAGAAAAGAGAGCAAGCCGCTATTAGTTCGGTTCTTTTTCGTGCACAAATCGAAGCCGACCGGATCAGAAGAGAAGCGGAAGCCAAAGCGGAACGCATGAAAGCCGAGATAGCAGCACGCAAAGAGGGTATCTCTTATAATGAGTACCAGGACCGTATTAGTCGTGCAATGGGCTACGGATGTGGGTTGTATTGTGGTGATTGATTATTAATCGGATGGGGTCGTAAAACGCTACCCCATCATAAAATATACACTATGACAGAAACAAAGGTCTACAAGCTCCACGAGAGCAAGCAAGTAGAGGATATTACTACCATGCTAAAGATAGAAGGAATAAAGCATAATGTATTCGAATACGAAGAGTACACAGCAATAGAAGTGACCGGCACACCATTAGAAATAATAAGAGCCTCCACGATATACCAACAGGTTACAACTCTTAAACTATAATGAGATGGAGACAATGAAAAAAGGAGTAATACGCAAAGCATCACTCCCTACTAGAATCAATCCGGTAGGCTGTTATTCTACCTTGATATTGATGTTCTTTCCACAGTTGGGGCAGGTGATGGAAACACTATCTTTCTTTGGCTGCTCGAAAAGTTCGGTAACAGGTACGCATAAGGCATCCGCTATCTTATTGAGAGTTTCTACAGTTGGGTTTCCGTTAACCATATTTGAAAGATTAACCCTGTTAATACCCATCTTATCGGCAAGCTCTGTTATAGTCATGCCCTTTTCTTTGATAACATCTTTAATTCTTAAATTCATAATCGTAATGTTTTAGTTTACGATGCAAATATAAACATTATTATTAAATGTAATACTATTACGGTACAATTATCCATTAAAGTAGTGTTAAATATATCTTTTTATTTGGCTACATGTACCGTAATATATTATATTTGCGCCATAAACGAAATATAAAACGGTACAATAATAAATACAATAACATGGAGATAATAATACTATTTGGGTGCCTGTATCTAGGCTACCGGTTTTTCAAGAAGCCCGGAGAACACTTCTTTGATGTTTAATTAATTATGAACGCTACACTAATTATTTGTATCATCCTTCTTGCTTTCTGCGTATGGGATGAAATGTTTAACGATAACAATGGGAAACCATCAATATAAAATACAACTATGGGAATGATAATAGAACCCGCCAGCAAAGAGCGGACAGAGCAAGGAGAGCAGTTTATCGAAAGGCTGCTGAAGCTTCTACAGAACAACGATAAAGTAACGGTTAACATTATGTACTGCCAAACTTGCGTTATTGATAGCTTAGCTAGTATAGACTCTGGCACTAGTTATAATGTTAATCTAGGCAAAGACGGTTACACCGTACTAAATGAAATGGTTTACAACTCACATCAATAAATAAAAACATTATGGAATTTTCAGAAATTAGAGAAAAGTTTGAAGGTCTGACGGCAGACCAAGTTTGCGAACTGGCAAAGTTCGGTAAAGAGATTTTAGACCATGCCGGTATGTTCGGCTTATCATCTGGGTTGCTGAACTTGATTAAGGATATTCTCAACGCAGATAATTATGTGTTTGATGACAATAAGTGTACAATCGAGACACTTATACATATTATCAGCCTAGTTAATGATTTGACTGAAAAATGTTGGCATGAACGCAAAACCCCGCTTGGGCTTACAGGCCTAAAAGATGATAATGAATACTTCGGATTAAAAGACGAAACCGAAATCAAAGCACTATAATAGATTTTGTCAGGGGGCTTCGGTCCGACACATTAGTTGACGCCAATCAACAAAGCCACCCCGGTAACAATACGGTTGCCGGGCTTACATTTAAAAGAATCCGATTATGAATATACATCAAACATCGCCACGGCCCGATTGCATCCACTTCGCCAAATGCGGTGAACGGTCTATAGCTTATTGCCGGAGATATGGCGCACATGAGTGCCTTTCGTGTCGGCTGGTTAAACGGAAGCCAAAAAACCGGGTTATAGTGGACGGAGTAGAACGGAAGAGATGCACACATTGCGGCAAGGTTCTTCCCCTTCGCCGCTTCTATAACCGGACAGTAGTACGAAACGGCAAAAGCTATCATTTAAAAACGTCATGGTGTCGGCTGTGTATGTCCGGTGCTCAATGCGAAAGGAACAAAAGAAAATTAGCCGGGTCCAATTTTGGTCTCGGCTGAATATAAAGCAATAACTTCTTAATTATAATCGATTATGAAAACAAGAATCATTATTGCAATTAATTTTGCTTTCCGAATAATTCTAAAGCCAAATCATGATCTATTACAATAGTTCTCCCTCTTTGTTTTATTGCCTCATCTAGTATTCCCGATGATTTTATTTTTGAAGCATGTCGCTTTGTGCAGTGTAATAAATCGGCCAATCCCTGTAAACCATATACATATCTTTTTTCTTCTATCTGTTTGATTTTTGAGATAAGGCTGGTTATTAGTTCTTTTAAATCTCCTACTGTTAAGTCAATTAGGCGAGTGTCGTCTGAAAATCTTCTTTCTATTCCTATCATAGTATTATTTATTAAGTTATAAATCAATCTCCAACAATTGCTTTTTCAGCTCTTTTCTGATTATTTCCTATTTAAAATGGCATCAATATCAGATTGTCTATAAAGCCTTTTTCCTCCAACTTCTATTACACGTAAATATCCATTTTTATTCCACTGATATAATGTGCTACGGTTGACATGCAATAGTTTTGCGGTTTCATTGGGAGTAAGGTATTCTTTGGGTTGCTTTGTTTCTAAAATCAAACGTTCTATATCATCTTTTGACTGTTGGAGAAGATAATCTGCAAATTCTTTTAGCTCCTTGATCGTAATCGTTATGGAAATATTTAAATCGCTTTCCAATAAATCTTGTAATTTCATAATTTGTTGATTTTATATTAAATTGCTTTTGGCTATTTTATCTACATCTGTATTTTTTGAAGACACTTTAGAATGTTTCCACTCTCAACAGCTTCCATAATTTCATACAGTTTGTAGTATATATGTCCTCTAGGTTCGGAAATTTCGTCACCTTCTTCGTTTACCATTGTTTCAATACCAAATTGATAAGGGAATACTAGTTTCCGTTTCTCTAAATTTTTGATAACTCTACGACCAAAACGTCTTTCTGCATCAGACCTGCAGATAAGAATCTTTTTGTTTTTGAGGTTTGCATTCCTTTCATTCCTGTATGCTTCAATACCTAATTTAATACCAATCTCAATGGCTTGCTTAATAATCGGATCTATTTCCATGTTTTTTTCTTTTTGTTAAGTGACAAATGAGCGAAATAACAGGGAATATTTATGCTTAGGAATAATTGGAATGTAGTTAATCCAGGAAAGAAGTAAAACCTAAACTAATTGTAATTAGAGACTTGATAATATAAATTTAGAAGCATAAATAATACTAGCTGTCTATTATTATAATCTTGGTAGCATAGGTTCATCAATAGGTCTTTTATCTAAAATGCATACCGGGCAAATTCTAAGAGAATTGAATTTTTTATCAAGTGCCTCCATAATATTACTTTCTGTGAGTTTCCTTGTATGAGTACCGTGTGATGTATATGTACAGAATAGGTTACCGAATAGTCTAATCTCAATAGGGGCTGCTGAATGGGGGTATTGATAGTCACCGTTATTGCCGAAATACGCAATAATAATTTTGCCATCAATTAACGCTTGGCAAGCATCTTTCTTGTTTATCATGAGATAAAGTTTTTTGAATTTGTTTTTAGTGGATGGAAAAAATTATAAGCCAAATCTTTTTAATTGTTTAGGAGTAACCAATGGGGATGATTTCAAAGCTCCAATAATGAGTTCTAAATCTTCATTTGTTAATTTCCCACATCTTCCTTCTCCTTCATATCTGTCTATAAAGTTATCGGCTGTAATTTCTTTGAGTTCAGCACAGCAGACAAAACTATTCTTCTTTAGGAATGGATAGTCGCTGACATTTATTGGATAGTGCAGATCCTGTAGTTCTTTCGAAATATTGGTATTGATATTACTATTAATAACAACAAAACCGATAAGAGCATTATTTGCTGTTTTTCCTACGATAATGAAATATTTGTCACGGTCGTTGTCGCCTTTATTTTTAGGAATTATTCCTTCTTTTGGGGTTAATCTCATTTTAAAGACATCTCCCTTATTTATATTAGGTAAAACAAGTTGCGATTTTTCTTTATTGGATAAAATATCAGCAATAGATGCTCCCATGTCTTAAAAAGCAAGTTTGTTAATCTCTTCGTTTTCTTTGATATATTCTATCATGCTTTCATTTGCTCCACCTGCTTTTGCCATTAGAATTGCATCCATAGGATGTGCTTTTTGTTTTTCCCATGCATTTCTCCATGCTTCATCGTGAGATTTTGTAGACAGAGTATCTATATCAACATTTTTATTTTCTTTTATAGAAGCATCAAGGCAGTCAATATCTGATTGCGATAATTCTTCCATATCTGGTAATTCTTTTGCACTCAGTATAAAATAATATGCGGAATCTGGAGATTCAATGGAATTTGAAATAATTGATAACGGTGAATTATTAACGGCAGTAGCTTGTTTGGTCGCTACCTTTATCGCATCAAATAAAACAGAGGGGACAGGTCCTTTAGGTAGTGCACAGAAAGTATCTTGAATGATTCTTCTGCCATATTTAGCATAATGAGCTCTGTCCGCAAAATATAGTATTTTGAATAAATGAAAATAGTCTATTTCGTCACATTTGTTTATGACGTATAGTACCACAGCTTTTAATTTAAGCATTTCATCTATCGTTAATTCCTTTATTTTCATTCCTTTGCTCTTTTTTTCTGATGCAAATATAGCATGTTTTTATTGTTTTCTTTATCTCATTTTATCTTATTTCGCTTTTTTATAGTCGTTTTTTACTCGAAATATGCCGTAAAACATAAAAGTAATAGTACTATAATGTGGGACTTTCTCACGTTGTCCTATGTCGTTTTACTTGAATAACGCTTGTTTAACGCTCGTTTTCGTGTTTTGTTTGTGTATAAGCGTTTTTCTTTTATTGGGCGGACATACTATCATCCAAAAAGAGAAAGCCCTAAAACCGCAATCCCTGAAAGGAATACGAGCAAATAAGAAATGCTGCCTCATCTCACGACGAAACAGCATAAGCGCACAAACACAAAACAAAAATATTAATGAATGAATCAAAAATAGCTTGCAACCAACTTAAAAGGATAGTCCATGATTTGTAATAGTCAAGACTTGTTCTGACATTTGTTTTACTATCGGACAAAAAAACTGTCAGATGTTTGTTGCGAAGTTACACAAGTTTCATCATCCTCACAACCGAATGAGATTTTATCCTGCTCATTCGGTTTTATCATTTCCTGATTTTGCAGTTGATACTTTCTTGCCACAGCGATTCCTTCGATAAAAGTTTGCATGGGCGTTTTCCCGAAACAGTACTTTCCAGAGTGTGTTCTTTGGGTATTGTAGGAGTTCATCCACATATCAAGGTCTGCTTGCAGCTGTTCGATAGAGGTATAGATTTTCTTTCTGAATGCAATAGCATAGAACTCATTCTGCACGGTTCTGTTAAATCGCTCACATATACCGTTTGTCTGAGGGCTTTTCGCCTTAATCTTAGAATGATCAATGTCTTCCACAGCCAAATACAATTCATACTCATGATTTTCTCTGTTTCCGCAGTATTCTGTTCCTCTATCTGTTAGCATACGCATCAGTTTCAAGTCATGCTGCTCGAAAAAAGGAATAACCCTATCGTTAAGCATATCGGCAGCAACAAGCGCATTCTTTCTGTCATACAACTTGGCAAATCCGATTTTGGAGTAAGTATCAATGACGGTCTGCTGATAAATGTGTCCCACACCTTTGATATATCCTACATAATAAGTGTCTTGGGCAAGTAGAAAACCGGGATAATAAGTTTCTATCTCTCCATAAGCCTGCTTTTCTTCTTTTGCTTTTTCCAATGCCGCCACTTGGTTCTCATCAAGGATAATGCCCTCTTGTTCCACTTTGGCTGACAATGCTTTCAGGCGTTTCTGGAAGGTCTCCATATCGTGCCGTAGCCAAATGGAACGCACTCCGCCCGGCGAAATAAGAATACCTTTCTTACGTAGCTCATTGGATACACGGACTTGCCCCAATGCAGGATTGTCTATCGCCATCTGTACGACTGCCTGCTCGATGTGTTCTTCCACACGGTTCTTTATGACAGGCTTACGGCGAGAAATCTCCTGCAAGGCGACTTCACCGCCTTGTTCATACAACTCTTTGAAACGATAAAAACTGTCACGACTGTAGCCCATAATCTTACAAGCACGTGATACGTTTCCTAACTGTTGGGAGAGTTCAAGCAATCCCAGTTTGTTCTTGATGACCTTTTCTGATGTTGTCATAACTTAATCTGTTTTCTGTTACAAATTTATTCTTTTTATACGTAACTGTCAGATTAAGTCTTGACTAATTCAAATAACGACCGAACAAAATTGAGCTTAATACAGTTCTGTTTACACTACCCACAGCCTCCTTAATGTATATTGGGTAATATCGGTATATTACATTACAACAATTTCATTTTCTTCAAACCATCCTTTTCTGATAGCTTCAGTTTTTACCCCCTCTGGATTATTTGTATACATCACAACAGCTAATGAGCTCTTTGCTCTGGTACATGTAACATAAAATAATCTTTGAGTACGTTCAATGGAGGTTTCCTTGCCATTATCTTTATTTTTTAAATCTGCTTCAGATAAATCCTTAATACCAAACAGTTTGTCATAACTAAACAAGAATCCTTTCGCTTCAGAATCATCTATAATAACTATTACTCGTTCAAATTCAAGACCTTTAACCCCTTGATGTGTATCAAATTGTGAACGGTGGTTCACATAATCATCATAGCGGCGTACCATGTCGATTGGCAGATCCATTACTTCCACCCAAGCACGTAGTTCTTCTTCTACGCTATCATCTTCTATGTC